GGTGAAGCCCGCACCCGCAAAACCAACGGCCGCGCCATATGGGAGTTATCCATGAGTGTTGAAAAATACAAAAAACCAACACCACAACCCAAGCTCAATGGCGCCATGGGACTCACGAGTGAGGATCTTGCGAGTAGCCTCGGCCTAAATCACTTTCACCTTGTTGAAAAACTCAAGCGTGACAAATTCGAGCAGAAGCTCGGACCATGCTTTAAATCAATGGGTTGGAACTTCATCGTAGATGCGATGAAGGTGCAAACAGCGGGCCGTCCGCGCAGCGTTTGGGTGTTTGATACCGATGTCGCCAAGTACATCGCGGCCACCTGGCAGAATGAGCGCGGTGTCGGTTACATGAAATTCCTCCTCGAGTGTGAGCGCGTCGCTACCGAATTGACTCCAAAGCTCATTCGCCGCGTCGAGGAGCTCGAGGCCATCGTGGCCGCGACAGAGCGCAAGCTCATTGGGCCAAAACACGCCGGCATGATTGCGGCGCCTGTGACCTATGAGCGGGAAACACTTTTCGGAACGGAATTCTTTGTCAGGTGGGAACTGAAGCACCGCGACACACTCGACGAGGTTTCTAGGCTCAAAGCTGCATCGCGTCACTCGCGCCGCACAATGAAAGGCCTCATCGCAAAAATTGAGATTCTGGAAAGCATGCTCGAGAAACTGCAAGCCACGCAGTCAGGGCAGATCATGAAACTCTTGCCCGCGAAGCCTCATAGATTGAAAGCGAGCGAGTGATGCCGGGTGAGAAAGCCATCCTAGAACTGCGCAACATGCTCGTTGAAGCCGGCATGGGCCGTGATGTGGCCGCGGCCGTGCTCGAGACATGGTGGAGTCGCTGGGTGCGTGTGCCGCTTTACACCAAGGCCGTGCCCAATGGTGAGGCTGACTTTTACCACGGCATGATTGACGGTGCATTGCTCGATTTTGTACGTGAGCAATGCATTAACCGCGACCGGCAACAACTCCCCAGCCTGCCCGCCTTGCGTGCCGCCTCATGGCTCACCGTCATTAGTGAGGAACCTTTGGCCTCCAAACCGCAAAAGGTTGAGTCACCCAAAATCATCCTGTAAATTGCGCGGACCGCTCCTTTCCTGCGCAGGGATGCGAGCGGGTGCTTCATCCACACCAACTCGCATTTAGGAAAGGAGCGGTGCCCTTATGTCCGAAACGTCACTCGTGCCCACGCCACCAAAAATCCCTCTCACAATCGCCACCAATCAAATCGAATACATGGTCGAAGCCATCGAGGATGGCCTGACCGTCACGCCGCCGGAATTCGAGCTTGCGCGTGACCAGTTTCAGGATGCGTGCGACCGGCGCATCATGCATTTCCGCATCCTCGAGTCCAAAATCGACATGCTCAAAGAGCTCAAGCGGCAGGTGAACGCCAAAATACAGGCCGCGGAAACCGCGCTCGAGTCCTTGGAAATCCACACCACAGGCCTCATCCAACAACACCCGGAGCTCACCTTTGAAGGCCGTATGGGCAAGCTCAAGCTGCAGCGCAAGCCAGGCGTGGCAGCGATTGAATGGCAGCCACACACGCTTTACGAAGCGCGCTCGTGGACGGTGTATCCCGGCATCCTTGAGATGGCGTCCTACCTCAAGCCGTACATCACACCTACGGTGATTGATGTTTTTGACAAAAAAAGGTTTGAGGATGACATGCGCGCAGGCCGTGTTACACCTGCAGAAATGATTGTCAAAATACAAGCCAATGGCACAATTCTGAGGGTGAAATGAGAACAAGCCAAGAAATCGACAAGCTCGCGGACGCGCTCGCACAGGCACAATTGGAAATGCCACCCGCTGAATTGGACAAACGCAATCCGCATTTCAATTCGGAGTATGCAAGCTTTTCAAGTATCGTTAAGGCGTCGCGCATCGTTGGAAAGCACGGGATCGCAATCTCCCAAGGCACGCTCCTCGGACCCAACGGTGAGCGCACCTTGGTGACGATGCTCATGCACAAGTCTGGGCAGTGGATTGCAAGCGATTGGCCGCTCGATCCAGTGCAGAAAACCCCGCAAGGGATGGGCTCAGCGCTCACCTATGGCAAGCGCTATATGCAAGCCACGATTCTAAATATGCCAACGGGTGAGGATGATGATGACGGACATGAAGCAAGCGCAAAATCCACTGCCGACAAACCTGCCGCGGCACCCGCGAAGGCGGCACAAGCGGCAGCGCCAACGCAAGCTCAAGATGCGCAATCAGGCGACCCATACATGCGGCAACCACCTCAGCGGAAATTCGTCGCAGCCGAAAATGAAAAGCAATTCCTCGCAAACTACTTGCTCAAAAACCGCGGCATCACCGACGAAAACCAACGCGCCGAAATTTTCTCGCAAGTCGCCAAGGCTGCCCTTAATAAGCCGATGCGTGAGATTCCTGCGATCGTTGATGGCGTCATGAAGGAATTTGCCAATGAGCCATGACCTCGTCGTGACCATCGGTTACATCACGTTCGGTGTGCTCGCGGCACTCGTCGCATTGGCGTTACTGTCGTGATATGCTCGGCCGCGATGAAACTCCGCGGCATCACACTCGAGCTCAAGCGCTCCGAGGTCGAAAATCACCCGGCCTCGGATTTTGTCATGCGCGCAATGATGCGTGACTGGCTCACCATGTTTGACGCCATCCGCCGCCACCTGCCCGCTTTGCTCACGCAGAGCTTCCGCGCCTGGGACGAAAACCCCATTTACCTGGAAATTTACGAGCGCGCCAAAAACGGCGAATCCGCCACCTCGATCGCGCGTGACATCGGTTATAGTCTTGCCAATGTGACTAAAATCATCCGCGGAATGCGGGCACTCGAAAAGGAGGGTTGCGAATGACTTTCATGAAATTCGCTTTTGTCGTGTATGCGCTTGTGGGTTTGTCTTTTGCCGTTGGTTGGACCCTTGAGGCGTGGAAAAAGGATATCCAAATCCGCGAGCACCTTTTTGTTGCCGCGGTCATTCCGTTCTGGCCGGTGCTCCTGAGTTTGTACGCCGCCATCCGCCTGAAGGATTGGGCCCACGATCTGAGATTGAAGCATGCGCATTCAAATCACCTTTGAAGATTTGCCCGATGGCCGCATCGTGGTGGTGGGTGAATTCCCGCGCGGTGCCACCGCTGAGGTTTACACCTCCTCGGAGTCGCAGGCCGAGCGCTTTGCGCTCACAGTCATGGGCATCATCCACAAGCTGCAACGGCAGCTATTCGCCACCGATGTGGCATGGTTTCAAAAAGAACTGACAACCTGGCTTCGGGAGTATTTCAAATCAGGCGCGAAATCTCCCGAGCTCATCATTGGAGCTCCCACGTATGACGGCACCCGAAAGCAAAGCAAACCCCTCGTCGCGCCTCCTCAAATGGGCAAAAACGCTAGTATCACCTCTCTACTCGGCCGATTTGGAAAGGCAGCAGTTAGCGCTGACCCAGATGGCCTCGGGGATAAGTGAGCTCACGGGCGTGGCCAACCGCGAGCGCTCGCGCGCGCGTGAGGCCTTGGATGAATGCAACAACCACAAGATCGACGCGGCGATTTTTGCGCTCGCTGCCGCGCGCATGTTTTCCGAGCTCGGTTTTTTGGTGGGGCAATCACCCGTCGAGAGTGAGCGCAGCGTGCATTTGCTCATGGTCAGCGGTGGGCCCGGTTTCGAGTGGGCCACGCTCATCCCACAGGATTTGATGTATCAGTTTGGCCGCTGGATACCGCAAAGCCCTGCGGTGAGCGAGGAGGGCGCCTTAGAGCTCGCAGGCCAAGGGCGCGCCAACCTCATGAATTGGTTTCAGCACGGTGCACACACACCCGAGGTGCCCAAGAAACGCGGCCGCAAGCCCAAGGGCGCCACGGTGAGCGAGGGCGAGGGTGAGGAAACCGCCGTCAACGGTGCGCCGGCGGAGGCCGTTCAATAGTCGCCGCCGTCGTAATCATCATCCTCGCATTGCCCTGGTGACTCGCCGCTGCCGTTACAGGCGGTGCACACGCTGCCATCCACCCGTCCCTCGCCCGAGCCGTTGCACGTGCCGCAAATGGGCCGCTCCTCATCGTCAGCGCTGCACATCACTCACCTCCAGTTTTTTCGCGCGAATCGCGCATTCATACATGCCAATTTTGGCCCACGCCCGCAGCACATTCGACACTGCGCGCTTGGTGATCCGGCGATTTTCTTTTGCCAAAAACCGCACCGCGTCGGTGATCAGATCGTCCGTGAGCGGCACGTGCACCTCGGCTATGCGGTCGAGATCGTCCATAAGTTTCTGGTGTTTGTCGGCCCAAGAAACGGTTTGCATACGCATGGTCAACCCCACACCCGTGCGGCTTCGCGCGACTCAGCTTCGGTGCCAGCGCACCGGTGGTAATCGCTCAAAAGCTCGCCACAATACTCGCAGCGCGGGTAGTCATCGAGGCCGCCGAGGCCTGTGAGGTCATTTGTCCATTTGCCACGGTCAGGGCCCTCGAGAAACTCGGCGATTTGCCCACCCGCGCGGGTTTTCATCACCTTCACCAGGTAGCCACGCAAAACGTGGGTGGGAGCTCGGGAAACGAGCTCAGGATTGATTCTCATTGGCCCACCACCTTTGCGCACACGCGCTTTTGGAGCTCGGCCATAAAGCGCTTGCCCTCGCCCGACTTGCGCATTTGAAACTGGCCGTTCTTCAGAGCGACATAGCCACCCACCGAGCCACCATCCGTGCCAAACACCGAGCCACCGCGCAGGGGGGCGAGCTCGAGCACCGAACCTGCAAACATGTCGCAATGGGTGAAAGCTTCCTTGTCGCCAGGAGTGAAAAACTTGGAGATGGCCACCACCGACATGGAATACATCGACCACTGGAAACCAAACTCCTCACAGGCAGCGAGGAATGCATCGACTTGGGCTTGGACTTGGGTGCGCTTCATGGGGAACCTCCGTGCCGCGAGAGATTCGCGACTTCTGAACTGACTTATGCATGCTCTGTGCCAATGACCTGGCCAGCGAAACGACAGATATTTTCGATTTATCGATGTGTCAATGGATTTTCCACTGTCAATGTTGGCGTTTATAGCCAATATGGGCTGTTATTTTTCCGTGGTCACTGTCCAACCCTTGGACGCCTTGAGGCCTACACAACCCATTGAAATCTCGATGCGCGGAGCTTGGCACGCAGTGTGCTCAATGCGTAATCAGAAGCTGCGCACGGTGCGGAGCTCCGGAGATTTAAGAACCATGTACGTCATCACCACCCGCTACGGCTCCTTTTGGACAGGCTCTAGTTTTGGCTCGGAATTCCCCGAAGCTCGCAAGCTCAAAAACTTCCGCGATGCACTCAAAGAGCTTCGCAAAGCAAACAACACCGGACTCGCTGGCCCGTGCGTCATGGTGGTGAATTACGGAATGGAAAACGAGGAAACCTTGGACGTGACGGGCGCATATACACACGACTCAAATGTGAGACAGTTCAAAGGTTGAACCGGGTCGAGAAATCGATTAGGAGGTCATGTGGAAATCATCGGAGTCATCATGAAAAGCAATCCACCGAAATTAACCATGCAGGTCGTGATTGACCTGGCACTCCACGCCCGAGTCAAAACGCTCGCGGCGCGCTCGGGGCGCTCGGTCAAAGAAACCCTCGAGGGCATCCTTGAGGCGGCGCTGCCAAAGGCGGAATACCTGGCTGAAAGGCCGCGCATCGGTCGCATCAAGGCGCGCATTGCCGCACGCACCGAGCGCATCACGCGGGAGCACCGCGAAAGGCTTGCGCGATGAAACCCGCCACACTCGAGTCCCTGGCCGCCATCTCCAAGGAGGTGGCTCGTGCCCGCGAAAAGCACCCAGGCAACGCGCATCTCCTGGCCGCACTCGTTGAGGAGGTGGGCGAGCTCGCCAAAGACCTCCTCGAGGGCAACCCAGGATGGCGCGCCGAGGCGATTCAGGTGGCCACCGTGGCCGTGCGCATCCTCGAGGAGGGCGACGGTGACTTTCATCAACATACGGGGGAAAAATGCTCGAAACCTTGACCATCCTTTCGCTCGTGGCCTGTGCCGTGGCCACCACCGCCATCATTTGCTCAATGCGCTGGCACCGGCATGACGTGGAGCGCTTCCGCACCGAGCGGCAGGAGCTCCTCACACGCCTCGCTGAAACCATCGAAGGCCTGCAAAAAACACACAACTCACTCACCCAATCCGTAGCCACAATTGACCAGAAGGTGGAAAACACCCGTTCCGCGCTCGAGCTCGGCAAGATGCAAATGAGGCGCCCATGAATGATCCGATTTTTGAAGCTTTCCTTGCGGACGTGCGCGCGCTCATGGGCCGGCACGGGTTTGTCGGCATCTCCGTGGTGGCCGTGGACGCCCAAGGCCAGCCCAAGGCGTTTTGCGAGGTGCCACCCACCCACATGCCGCACCTTTTGGTGGAAAGTCATCTCTTGCACCACCGCATCCTTGATGCCGTGGCTCGAGCACGCGATGCCGAGGCACATGCTGCCCACGTTCGAGCACTCGCAGGCATGCCCACTGAGCCAGGCATTGGCGCCAAACACCTCACAGTGGTGACGTGATGGCCTACGATCCCGATCGTGACGTTTGCATACAGATTGCCGAAATCGTCCAACAATGGGCGCATGAGATTTTAGTGTATGGCGAGCCTGTCCGCAGTGCTCACGAGAAAATACTCAAAACCATGCGAATCCTTGTCGCCAAGGCAAATGAGAGCCACTCGATTGCCGATTGGGACAGTTTTAGGAATTTCATCCAAGGCCGTGAGTCGCAAGAGCGTAGGCTCAAATCGAATTTGCACGCCGTGGAGCTCAGGCTTCAAATCGCAGAGGACAGACTCAAACTCAGTGATGAGGAGGCGCGACTTTTGCGCTCGGTTGTGCGCCGTGAAGGGCCACCCGACTTAGGACCGACGTTAGAGGAAACTGTCCAGGAAATTGAGAAACTCGAAAAGGAACTCCCATGACCCGTGGCGGACACGCTTTTGGGCGGCAATGGCACTCCGCTCAACCGGCTTTTTTTGGAGGATGAGGCGTGATCGACGAGGATGGCCTCACCGACCAGGAGGTGGACTTGGCGCGCGCCGCGGTGGTGCTGCCGCGCGAGCCCGAGGTTGACATACCGATGACTTTCTCGGATGCGACGCAACAATTCATGGATGATGTGGCCAAACCCAAATCGCTTTTCAGCCGCGCCGCCGCCGCGCTCCTGCGCTGGGCGGGTATAATTTAGGTTCTCCGCGCGGAGAAGGCGAGCTCAGATTTAGAGAGGCTGTGAACCTTGCAGGCCGGAAAGACGGTCGCACCTCGCAGGCAATCCAATTTTCTGCCATACTCTCCTCATGAAAAAGCCAGCACCTCAAAAGAGACCTGGCCACGAGGCACCGGCCAAACGTGGCCGCGGTCAGCCAACCGCATACAAGCCCGAATACTGCACGCTCATTATTCAGCACATGGCCTATGGTCACTCGCTCGTGAGCTTTGCTGCGGAAATCGGTGTTGTAAAAGAAACCGTAAACGAATGGGCCCGCACCATCCCGGAATTCTCTGCCGCAAAAAAGCTTGCACTCCAACTCTGCCAACGCTGGTGGGAGGCTCAGGGCATGCAAAACCTCATCCTGCCCGAGGGAACCAAGTTCAATACGGTGGTGTGGAGCACCATCATGAAAAACCGCTTCCGTGATGACTACTGCGACAAGGTGCAACACGAGGTCACTGGGCCCGAGGGCGGACCACTGCAATTGGCAGTTTCCAAACTCTCGCTCGAGGAGGTTCGCGCCCGCCGTGCCGAGGTCGAGCGGCAGTTAGATGCACTCAAGTCAAGCTAGAGAGCTCGAGCTCGAGCGGCAACGCCTCATCCTCGACGAGCGCGAGCGTGAGATCCTGGCGCATGAGCGCTGGACCGCAGGCGACCTCACATACAAAATGCACCGCTGCCAACTCATCGTGCACGAGCGCTTGCGCAACCTGCCCAGGGAGGCGCGTTGGCGGATTGCTGAGTGTGGCCGTGGCTGGGGAAAATCCTGGCTCGACGTGATGATGGCCCTCGAGGACGCTTCGCAATTTCCCAATGACTACCCGGTGTGGATCATTGGCCCCGAGCTCAAACAAACCCGCCGCATCGTCGAGCCCATCATGCGGGTGATCACCGCCGATGCGCCGCCTGGCATGGTGCGCCACCTCGCCAGCGAGGACATGTGGGAAGTCACCAACCCAAAGACCGGGTGCAAAAACTGGATTTTGCTCGGGGGCTTCAACCTCGGCAGCTATGACAAATGGCGTGGGCAGCGCGGCAAGAGCTTTTTTTTGGAGGAGGCGCGCGACATCAAGCCTGAGAGCTACCTCGAGGGTGTGGTCGACACCATGACGCCCATGGCCATGCACTCGTGGGGCGGCATCACCATTTTCACCACGGTGCCCAGGGAATTGGACCATCCTTATGACTCACACACGGTGCCAGCGGCCAAGCTCCACAACGCCTACCTGCAATTCACCATCCACGACAACCCCACCATCGATGATGACCAGAAAGCGCAAATCATCCGTGACATGGGTGGTGAGGACAGCCCCTCCTACAAGCGCGAGCACCTGTGCCTGCGGGTGCGCGATGGCAGCTTGGCCATCCTGCCGTCCTTTGACTCGGCGCGGCAGGTGCGCGAGCTCACACCCCCGGACTTCTGCCATTGGGTGACCTGCATCGATGGCGGCGGCATTGAGGACAAGACGGTGGCGCAGCTTTGCTACTGGGATTTCGAGCGGGCGTGCTTTTGCATCTATGACGAGGAGGCCTTTGAGCCCAACACGGCCTCGGACATCATTGCCGAGCGCATCTTTGACATGGAGCGGCGCAACCTTTCGCCACACACACCCGCGGGCGAGCGCATGCCAAAAATGCTCGAGCCACCCAGGCCAGCGGACCTCGCAGGGCAAACCCGCATCGACCTATTTAGGTTGCACGGACTCTCAACCCAAACGCCGATGAAAGATGACCTCGAGGCCTCGGTCAATGTGCTCGAGGTGGCCAGCCGCCGCGGCAAGCTCGAGGTGCACCCACGCTGCAAGCTCACGGTGGTGACCTTTGAGCACGGGCGCTTCACCGACAACCGCCGCGACCTGCGGCGCACCAAGGAGCTCGGCCACTGCGACGCCTTCATGAGCGCGGTTTACGGCCACCGCGCCATCAACCGCACCAACCCATGGCCGGTGCAGGAGGTGCAAAGCTTCCGGCAGGTGGTGCGCACGCAACCTGCGGACCCAGATGTGGCAAACTTGGCTCGTGCATTGAAAATGAGGAGATGAGGGAGTGGAAAAAGAAAAGAGTGTCTTTGGCGCCGAGGCCTCCACCTACGCGATGTGGTGTGGATCTGAAAACCTCACAAAAACCTGGACATTTGAAACCATGCAGCGCGGTTGGGAAGCCATCAAAAACCGCAGAATGAAACCAAACGAACGCGGGCCCATCTCAATTTACGAGCTCATTCATGGCCGCGAACGGGTGAAGGAAAGGCGGAGGTGAGTGTCAGGGCCTCACGCGGATTTTACCCTTCGGGTCGCGTTCGGGCTTGCTCTCCCTACCCTCTCGTTGAGATCAAATCGTGTCAAATGGTGAGCTAGAGATTTTGGTTATTGGTAAGCTCATGGGTTGGTTATTGGTAAGCTAGGGAGGCTGACTTGGCCGTTGGTGCAAAGCAAAACTCGAATGTGCGTTGCACGGTGTGCAAGCGATACTTTTACCCACATGGCACGCGTGAGCGGCGGGGCAAGGTGTGTCATCCCTGTGTGGAGGCCACGCCGGTGCGCGAGGTCAAAAGTGAAAACACTAAACGCACTAAAAAGAGTGAACGCACTAAAGTGGGGCAGAAATGAAAATCACACTCGGCCAGCTTTTTGATAAAACCAAACTCCTGCGCACCGCCGATCCCACATTCAAAGAGATCGTCCGCAACCTGACGCCCTTCATCGACTACGTGAACCAAGGCTTTGGGCAAATCGTCCGCGCCCTCTCAGGCGAGCTCACATTCAATGACAACCTCAAGGGCGAGATCATCACCGTTGAGCTCCTGCATGCCACCGCCACCCGCGCGCAGGTCAAATCACGCGACATCCTGACCATCATCCCACTGTCGGTGGAGTCCAACACGCTCTATGGCCTGGACCGCTCCTTCACCGATGCGGGCGAATTGCAATTGACCGCCTACTGGCGCAGCACACCCGTGACCACTGCCATCAAATGCACCTTTTTTGTCGCATACAACTGACGGCCGCTACTCGCCCTTGAATCCGTAACCGCTCCCACGTCATCCTGTGTGCAAACTCCACCCACACAGAGGCGAGTAAATATGACGGACGCGGTAGCTCCCGCGGCTTCGGCCGCACCTGCTTTGCAAAATTCCAATTCCAGCACCCAGGCGCAGGCGCAAAACAGCCAGCGCGCGCCACAGGCGCCCGATCCCAAGGCCGCCTCCGGCAACAATCCGCTCGCCCGTCCCTCACCCGATCCCGCCAACAAGAAACCCACCACCGAGCCCACCAAGGCATCCTCTGCCGCGCCCAAAGACAAACCCGAGGGTGACACGCAGGCCGAGCAAAAGGAGGCCGCCGCCGAGCGCCGCCGCATCAAGGTCAAGGTCGATGGCCAGGAGCAGGAGCTCGACGAGGAGGAGGTGGTCCGCGACTACCAGAGCAACAAGGCCGCGCAAAAGCGCTTTGCCGAGGCCGCAGCGCTGCGCAAGGAAGCCGAGCAGATCATCAAGAACTGGAACGGCATGCGCGAGCAGTACAAGTCAAACCCCGAGCTCGCGCTCGAGCACCTCAAAGGTTTGGGCGTGGACGTGGACGCGGTTGCACGCAATCGCGCCATCAAAAAGCTCGAGTGGGATCTCATGACGCCGCAGGAGCGGCAAGCGCACGAGGACAGGCGCTTTCGCGAGGAGCACGAGAAGCGCGCTGCCACAGAAAAACAAACCGCCACCGAGCGCGCCGCACAAGAAAAGCGCGAGCGCGACAGAACGCACATCGGCAAACAAATCGATACGCATTTGCACCAAGTCTTCACTGAGAATGGCTATGACCCGTCCAATCCCATCGTCGCTACCATTGGCGCGCACGTGGGCATGCACATGATGGCCAGCCTCAGGAGTCCCGAGGGGCCGATTGATGCCAGGGAAGCTCACCGCCGCGTGCTCAAAGACAGCATCGGTGTGGTGAACTACCTCATCAAGCAAAACCAGGGAGATCCCGCAAAATTGAAAGCTCTATTTCCGGAGCTTTTCAAAGTTTCACGTGCCGCATCGGTGGCAGAGGCCAAGCGCAACACGCCGCATTATGGGCCCGGAAATTCTCCGCAAGCCCAGACGCCAAGCAAAAAAGCTGAGCCCATGACATTCCGCGAGGCAATGCAGAAAGAATATGGACTCAATTTTTAAGCGAGGTAACTAAACATGTCGCGCGATATAGTTTTGCGCCATGACAAATTGGAAAGGTCACAGCTTTCCATTTTGCGTTTTGAATTTTCCGTAGCGAGCGGTGTGGCTTCACTCATTTCGGGTGCACCCGGAGCTCCGCTCATTTTCGGTGAGACGGCAACCCCGTTCACCATCGCGCTCGTGAACGCGCTTTTGGAGTTTGACTCCACCGGTGCGGCGCTTTCCACCACGAGCACATCCGAGCTCGCAACCACCACCATGTTTGGCTCGACTGCCATGGGCACGGACGCCTTCGGCATCGTGGTCGCATGCGGCGGCGGAGTGAAAAAGGCGCACTTCATCCGCGCCATTGAATACTCCAACTCCTCGTCCGCCATCAAAGGCGAGTACAAGGGCGCCAACTCGTCCGAGCCAGGAAACTCCCTTGCCTCTGCATTGTGGACGACGCCCGCCGGAAACGTCGCGGCACGTCTTGTCATCAACGGCCATGACTCGATTTCAGCGGGCTTTCTGTCCGTCGAAATCGGCGTCGTTTTGAAGTGAGGTCACATAAACCATGGCTCAACCTAATAACCAGCAGGCAACTGACCTATTTCAAGACTCCTATGGCAGTCTGAACAACCTCCTTCCGGAGGCACAGGCGTTCTGTGAGGTCGTGAAGTACACCGAGTCCGAGAAAGTTGGCGACAACTTCATTGAAGGACTCGTGCTCACCGCCGAAGTCGGCATCACCTTCGGTGGCAAGGAGATTGAGGCATTTGCCATCAACCCCGCCATCGCCGGTGTTGTGAAGCAAATCAGCATGCAGGCCTACTCGACGGTGCTGCCGTCAGTGATCCCCTGGAATGCTATTTCCCGCTCGGTGGACGCAGGCAAAACCGCGTTCGTCAAAGCCACGGCACACGTGGTCGACAACAACATGGCGTCGCACTACCGCTTCATTGAGGCGGCCGCGCTTTACGGCCAATCTGACGCACTTCTGGGCTACGTGAGCTACGCGACTGCAACCTACCGCACGGTGAGCTTCACCAACGGCGGCGGCGCACTCACGGTCAACGGTTCCTCGGTGACCTTCACGGCAGGCGTCAACACCACCTCGAAATGGATCTTGCTTGCTCCCGGCGAATTTGCCGCAGGCTTGTGGGTCGGAATGGAGGGTGTGGTTGTCAACCAAGTGGACTCCACCGGTGCCATCGTCGGCACGGGCAAGCTCGTTGCCGTCGATGCGGAAATGGGTGCGGTGCAAGTCGACTTCACACCAACCGCAGCGTCGAGCACCACGAGCCACCGCCTTTGCTATGACGGTTGGGAATCTCAGAAAGAGATGCCCGGCGCGTTCAAGATCATGCAAAACACCGGCTCGCTGTTTGGCGTCTCAGCAGCGACCTACTCGCTGTACAAGGGCACCACGCACGCGCTCGGTTCCGTGCTGCCGACTTTCGCACGCTTCAATGAAGGCGTTGTGAAGGCCGTCAACCGCGGTGGTTTGGGTGGCAAATCCCGCAAGGATGGCAACCTGACTGTGATCTGCAACCCGCGCACTTGGCAAAAGCTCCTCAATGAGCAGGCATCGCTACGTAGTTACGATAAGTCGTACTCGAGCGCTGAATTTGTTCAGGGCGCCGAGTCGATTGTCTATTACACCGCTGCCGGCAAGGCTGAATTCATCGCGTCCGCGTACATGAAGGAGGGCTATATGCTCGCCCTGCATGTCAAGGATTGGGTGCGTTCGGGCTCGACGCAGATCCAAATGGGCGTGCCTGGAATTGACACGAAATTCTTGTTCGTGCTCCAGAACAACGCCGGTATGGCATTCCGCACATTCAGCGACCAGTACGTGTTCTGCCGAGCACCTGCGAAGTCGATCTTGTTCACTGGCATCAATGACGAGAACGCATCGTAATTGATCCTTTCTTGCCTTGGGAGTGAGTGAGTTGCCGGGAGCTCCTCATTCACTCCCATCCTTTGCGAGGACGCCATGGAATCCATTTCATTTGCCGGCACAACCTATCAATTCCCAAACCGCGCCGGTGAAAATGGCTGGGCCACGGCACTCACGAGCTACCTGCGCGCGATTGGCACATACGCGCAAACCACATCAAACCAGCGTGTCGGCACGCGCGTGGCCACCACCACACCGGTGACGGTTGCAAGCTCCGATTACGCCGTCATCGTCAAGCTCACAGCACCCGGAGCGGTGGCCGTTACGCTGCCCGCGGGCGCCACAGGGCGCACGTTTGTCATCACTGATGGCACAGGCGATGCATATACAAACAACATCACAATCACACCGGACGGCACCGATAAAATCCAAGGCGCCTCATCCTATGTGATGAATGAAAACTACGGCTCGGTGACGCTGATTTGGGATGCGGCCGCGAGCTCGCCATCGTGGCGCATCGCAAGCTCGTTTGCGGGCGACAACCCCGTAGTTGCCAGCTTGCGCGCCACGGCCGGCACGGCCAGCACGAGCACCACCACCGGCACCATCATCGTCACGGGCGGCGTAGGCGTCTCCGGCGCCATCTATGCAGGGTCACTGCAGGCCACGCCGGTGGGTTCAACCACGGCCGCGTCAGGGGCCTTTACGACGCTCACCTCCACAGGTGCCTCAACATTGGGCAGTGCCTCCAACGCCGTGGTCACAATTGGCCACTCGGCATCAACCGCCGCGCACCTGGCTTATGGCCGCTCGCTCACATTCACCGGTGACACCGGCGGTGATGCAGTCTTAGCCTTGGTGTCTGCGAGCACAAACAACGCGATTCTGACCGTCAACGGTCCTGACAACGCGGGCGCCGCCTCAAGCCTGTACTTTAAGAGCGCAAGCTCCGTGCGTTGGCGCATCCAAAGCGGTCAATCTTACACGGGCTACGCCGGCCAAACCGCCGATGCGCTGTTGTTTGTCAACGATCCCAACAGCGCTCCAGTTGCCTCGCTCGAGCCAGGAGCCATCGGCAAACTGCGCCTTTATTCCAACGCGGGCGCCAACAACGAGTACCTCGAGCTTAGCAAAACAGCCTCGGGCGGCGTTTCAGTCATCGACTCCAACAAAACTAGCGGTGGCACAGCGCGCAGCATTGAAATCCGCGTTGCCGGAACCGCCGCGGTCACAGTCAATGCCTCGGCCACAGCCTCAACCTCGACCACCACAGGCGCGGCCGTAGTCACGGGTGGGCTTGGTGTCAGCGGCGCCATTTACGCAGGCTCATTACAAAACACGCCGGTGGGATCGACCACAGCAAGCTCGGGCGCCTTCACTACGCTCACCAGCACGGGCGCGTCGACCTTTGGCAGCGCGGGCAACGCGGTAGTTACAATTGGCCATACCGGGTCGACCGCTGCACAACTCATGTACGGCAACAGCTTCACGATGGCTGGCGCAGGCGCAGGCGGTGGCACGGCGGTTGACCTTGATTTCATCATCAACACCGGCGCAACAACCCGCTCGCCAGCCTTCCGGGCTCACAACGGCACGCATCAAAGTCGCATCGGTTTGCAAGGCTCAACGAGTGGGCTTATCACGGGTGCCACAACCGGTGGTCTCTGCATCCGTTCTGATGGTGTTGGAATTTGGTTCAGCGGTGACTCTGGTGGAACCACCCACGGCTCGTGTTCCACCGCTGGTGAATGGACCTTCCCACTGCAGCCAGCGTTCATGATGCAAAAAACCGGCTCTCAAACAATTGAAGTCGGCAGCGAAAATGTCGATTGGACCGGCACCGAGGTTTACGATCAGGGGAGTGATTTCGACGGCACGTCGACGTTCACAGCGCCGGTAACTGGAATCTATGAATTCTGTGGCTGTGTGTTCATCTCAAGCCAAACCACGGTGCTCAACGACACGATGGAGCTTATTCTGCGCGTCAACAGCGTGGATGTGCTGACCATCGCTCGCCACGTCGTTCAAGTAGGCGTGGCTGCTACCAACTACAACATGAATTTCACCACCCGTTGGAAGGTCACAGCTGGGCACACGGTCGTTATCAAGATGTCTAACGGCGGAACAAACACGGCGACCATCGGCGGCGGCGCGGATCGCACGTGGTTCTCCGGTCAGTTGGTTGCATGAGAGGTGTCTATGAAAGTTGCACTCGTTAATGGCATCGAGCGTAAAGATGGCGTGTTGGTGGAGTACCACCTCATCAAAAGTCTCTTTATTCAAGATGACCAAATCAATGTTGAGTTTGTTTCCTACCTGAATAAGGCGGCCTACTTTGCTGATAAGGACCAGGTTGGAAAATCGCGTTACGCTCAGGTAGCGTTCACCGGTTTTCCAATAAAAGAAAAAGACATCCTCGATGCTCTCAAGGCATTGCCTGAGTTTGCTGGGGCGCAAGAAGATCGCGAGCAGAAGCCGCCGAAACCCATTGAATCGAGATTTCCATAAACCCCAAAAGGAGCTCCCCAATGCCCAGTTTGAAAGTTTCGCAGATTCTGACTGATGAAAACGACAAGCCGATTGATGTTATCGAGCGCGAAGGAAAGCCCAAGCTCACGCTTGCGATTGCCTGCATCTTGGCGCTCGCGCTGCAACACCAACAACTCTCTGTCGAACAATCGGGCAAACGTTACGATGTCATGAAAAAGCTCAAGCGCGCGGAGGCAAAAGGCACGGAAACGCTTTCGCTCACCGTTGATGACGCAAAGCTCCTTTTGGAATGCGCTGCCGTGCGTTGGAATTCTTGGGTGTTTGGGCAAATCAAAGACGCCCTTGACGGCGTGAAAGACGAGGAGGGTGAAGCGTGAATGTCGAACTGATTGAGGAAATCCTGCAAGAGTTTGTCGACAACATGCACGACGCGATGCACGCGGGAAAATACGAGGATGAAGCGCCGGCGCCAGAAATGGACGCCATGGGTGACGCCATGAGCGAGGAGGAAATGGGTGAGGGCGAGTCCACCACCAATCCACCCAAGGCCGCGGCCGATGAGGACGTTGCGAGCGTTTTCAAGCAAATCCGTGGCGGCGATGGCCTGCCGAACCGCGAAGGCGCGGCATTGGCCATTCCCGGCGCACGCAAACCGCCGAGCAAAGGGTTTCCCGCACGCAAGAGGGCATAAGCCATGATGACAAGCACGCAGTTTATTGCCGCGGTTGAAGATCTCATCTCAATGCCCGTTAACCAGACGCGCTTTGATGAGGACGCTTTGATGCGCTTTGGTGACTCCGTGCTGCGCACGCACATTCTGCCGCTCATCTTGGGCGTGCGTGAGAGCTACCTCGAGGCGTGGGAAAATTACACGGTCACGGGTGACAACTCTTATGCCGTGCCCGCGCGCGCCACAGGCCGCGCCGTCATCTCAGTGAACTACTGGCCTGCGGTGGATGAGGGTGAGTACAAGCTCATTCCCATCAAGACGCACGAGGCGCATGAGTACACCACCGCGGGTGGCGTGCCGACACACTTCTATCTTTCGGGCGATCGCATCTATGTGCTGCCGGTGCCAACCGACACCACGCACGAGGTGCGCGTACTGCATGACCGCAAGCCATCCTTGCTCACGGATGTGGCCAACACCGCGCAGATCACAGCCATCAACACCAGCACCGGTGCGCTGACATGCTCATCGGTGCCAACCACGGTGATCACCGCGTCCACACCGGTGGACCTCATCCAAGGCGTGGCGGGAAACAGGCCAGCGGCCATTGATCTCACACCGACGAATGTTTCCTCAACCATCGTGACACTCACCGCGGCCGACCTGCCCGAGGGGCTCGCGGTGGGCGATTACATCGCCTTGGCAGGCTATTCGCCGGTGCTGCAAATCCCTGAGGAACTGCACGATCTGACGGTGCTCGCGGTGGCGCTCAAGATTTGCCCATCGATTGGTGACCTGGAGCTCACCAAGGAGCTCAAAGACCAGTTCAAAACCGAATCAACGTCGATGACAAAGCTCTATGTGCCGCGGGTCAAAGGCTCAACCCAGGCCATCGTGCCGCGGCAGGGCCTCCTGCGCGGGCGTAGAGGCGGCCGGCAACCCTTTTACCCACAGGATCCTTTGACATGACGCAGGCCACGGTTTCGTCATGGCGTGGGCTCTATGTGCAGCCCAACTCATTCTCCGAGGTGCCCGATGGCGCTTTGGAGGTGGCCGAAAACGTTGTCGTGACTTTCGACGGCCGCTTGCGCAAGGTGCGCGGCATCACCCAACTCTCAGGCACACTCACCACGCCAACCACGGTGCTCGCGTATTTGGATGAGATTTTCGTTGTGTACAACTCGAAAATCGGCAGCGTGAATACAAGCACGGGCGTGGTGAGTGACCTAACGGGTGCGGTGACCATCAACTCGGGTTCCAAGGCGCGCGCCGCGGAGGCGGGTGGCAACCTTTACATTGCCTCGGCCACGGGTGTGCGAAAGCTCGAGTCCGCATCCGCCACGGTGCTCGCCGCGGGCATTCCCGCGGGCTTGGACCTCACCATTTCGCTTTCGGGTGTGTCCGGCATCTTGGCACCATTCACCATGGTGGGATACCGCGTCGTTTTCGGCAGGCTTGACGCCAACAAAAACAAGGTCACGGGCGCACCCAGCGAACTCACCACCAAGGGCAACGCAGCACAACAATCGGGCGCCACGGCAGCGCACACCGCCACACCCAAGTACGTGCTGGTGACCACGAGCTCGGTGCATGGCCTGACCACCGGTGACACGGTGGTGATTGAGGACGCCGATGATTCGGGCGGCGACGCGGATGGCACATACACCATCACGCTTGCCTCCTCTCACACCTTTGTCGATGGCGACGTCAACACCGGAACCGATGTCATCACAGAGGTGGGCCACGGTTTTGCAACCGGGCAAATCGTGCGTTTCAGCAACTCCGGTGGCGCGTTGCCGACAGGACTCGCGGCAGCGACCGACTATTGGGTGATTTGGGTTTCCACTGACACGTACAAGGTGGCCTCATCCTACGCCAATGCGCTCGCGGGAACGCAGGTCGACATCACCGGTGCTGCCGGCGGTGGTACGCACACGGCGACGCCCACCACCACATCGCAGTTTCGTTACACCATCACGGGAGATGCCACCGGCCTCACGGTTGTGACCTACGGCATTTACAAAAAACCGACGATTGTTTTCACGCTGCCGACTGAGCTCACAACCTCGTGCTTTTATCAGGTGTATCGCACCACGGCGTCGGCATCCGCCACCACGCAGCCCAACGATGATGGCCAACTCATTTATGAAGCCAACTTCACGAGCACGGAAATATCCAACGGCTACGTGACTTTTCAGGATACAATTGATGAGATTTTCAAAGGCGCCGACCTGTACACCAACCCCAACCAAGGGGGCGCGGCCTCCGCAAACGGGCGTCCGCCGTTTTGCGCTGACCTGTGTTTGTTCCGCGATTGCATGGTTTATGGAAATGTGCAATTTCCGTTCAATCTCACGCTTTCGCTCATTTCAGTCACTGCGGCGAATTTTGTCGCAAACGATTACATCGAAATCACCAGCGGTGCCACCTCACGCCGTTACATCGCCACCACCACCTTGCCGCAAAGCGAAGGTGGGCCAGCGGCGGCAACACCAAACACAGCGACAAACTGGGACTATGGCGGGCTTTCGGTCGGCGGGCACGCGTTTTTCTACCTCTCAAACTCGAGCTCAACCTCAATTTCGGTGCCAATCGCAACGACGGCCAAGAGCTTAGGCAAGGCCATCAACCGCCGCACGCTTTCTGAGGTGTATGCGCGTTACCTTTCGGCCACCAATGATGTGCCAGGGCAGCTTTACCTTTTTACGAAAGCGCTCACACCGACGTTTTCCATCACCGCAAGCTCCACTACCGTGGGTGCAAACTTTCTGCCGGTGCTGCCCACATCGGGCACAACCGTTGCGGCCGAGAATCAGGATGAAGCCAACGTGCTTTACACGAGCAAGATTGGCGAATACGAGGCGGTGCCGATTGGCAACCGCTTTCCGGTGGGCCCAAAGAGCTCCAACATCTTGCGCATCTTTCCACTGCGCGATTCTGTCATCATCCTGACCGACGCCGGCGTTTACAAAATGACAGGCGATGCGCCCTCAAACTTCCAAATCACGCTTTTGGACTCGACCGTGATTTGCGTGGCCGCTGACAGTGCGGCCATTCTGAACAATGAGGTGTTTTTCCTTTCGAACCAGTGTGTGGTTGCAGCGAGCGAGTCTGGTGTGCAGGGCGTGAGCAGGCAAATCGAGCCGTTGTTTCGCGGCATCATCGGCCGCACGGACATTGCCTCGCTTGCCGATGGCGTGGGCTATGACTCGGAGCATGAATACCGCCTCTCAACCATCACGCCTGACTCGGATGAGCACAACGTTGTTTACATTTACAACACGGTGACCGAGGCGTGGACCACGGCCACGCGCGTGTTTCTAGATGCGGTGGTCGACCCATCGGCTGACCGCTTGTATTTGCTCAACGCTGACAACCAAGTCGACAAAGAACGCAAAGAGCAAACCAAGCTCGATTACACGGGTGACAGTGAGGCCGGCACCGCAGGGCCGCTCACAGGCACCGACACCGCCGAGCTCGTGTTTGCCAACCTCGAGCCCGAGGTGGGCGATATCGTCATCAAGAGTGGCAACGAAGGATTCAACAAAATCGAATCGATTGACGATTCGGTGAGTCCATTGCGTTACACCTTCACGGGCGACGTGGATTTTGTCGAAACCGATGTCATCACGCTTTACAAACCCATCATCTCACTCGTGCGCACGGCGCCCATCACCGCGGGTGACGTTTCGCGCTGGAAACAAGCGTGGCAATTCAACCTGCATTTCCGCGACAACTCGTGCTCGGAGCTCGCGATCTCGTTTTACACCGACCAGTGCAACGGCACCGACGAAATTTCTTGGGTTGGTGTCGTGACAAATAACGGTTGGGGTTACAACTGGGGCGGACCGTGGGGCGGTGACTCAATCGAGCAGGTTTACGTAACAGCACCATCGCAACCGTGCATCACATACATTCCCAAGGAAGCCTCACGCTTCATTTTTATCCAAGCGCAATGGCAGCATGAGGTTCCGGCCGAAGCTATGGACATCCAAGCCATGTCATTCTCAATGCGCGCCTATGGCACGAGGGTTTCACGATGAAATATTGGGCCAACGAGGAGCCGCGCAAGCTCATTCGCACAATCCAAGGTCAGATTGAGGAATTTGACCACACGATGCACACGGAAATCGGCAAAGTGTGGCGCCGCAACCGGCGTTACTACTACCCGAACCTGAAATCCGAGGGATTGGAGTTTGCGGGTGAGAAAGAAGAGCTCGTAAAGGTCAATTCCAACAAATTCCGCCTCCGTGGGCGGCAGCTTTTCGCGGCACTCACGCGCTCCAAGCTCAACTACCGGCCGCGGGCGATGGTGCAGGGCAAAAACGTGCTCGGCAACACGCAAATCCTCAAAGGACTCATCAATCACGTCATCGAGAAAGACAAATTCAACCGTTACGCAAACCGCATGCTCGAGCACGCGATTGTTTACGGCATGGGCTACATGTTTCCGATGTGGCGCACCGACCGCGGCAAAATCATCGCAGCCGATGATGCGGGAATGCCGGTTTACACGGGCAAAGCGCAGATCATCAACCCCTACCCGTGGCAGGTGAAATTCGACACGGCGATTGATGACTTCAACGAGCTCGAGGAGCTCAAGGTTGAGCTCTTTTACAACCGATGGGACTTGATTGCGCAGTTTCCTTCGATTGCCGAGTACATTTACCGCCTGCCATCGGCCTACAAATCCAAGGAAGGCGATGACCGCTCCGACATGGGCGAGGACTTGGTGCGCGTGATTGCTTTCGTGCACCTCGACACGCCTGCCACCAAGGATGGGCGTTTGCTCATCTACTCGGATGAAAACACCATCTATTCGGATGGGCCCAACAAGTACGATGAGCTCGGCATTGTGCAATTTAAGCCTGAGCCGATTGATGACACGCCATGGGGTTACACGCCATTAAATGACGTGGCGCCGCTGCAAGAGACTTTGGACCTTGCACTCTCAACCGCGGCATCGAACCTCGAGGCCTACGGTGTGGGCGCCATGCTCAACCCGCAAAACAACAACATTGGCCTCACGGAAATGCTCGGGCGCGCATTCATCACATACATGCCAGCCAATGCCGAGGGCGGCGGCAAGCCTGAGCCCTTGCAATGGCCACAGACACCCGCCGAGGCGTGGAAATTCCACGAGGTGGTGGATTCTGAAATGTTGCAGATCATGAATCTCAACCCGACCATCACCGGCAACCCACCGCCAAACGTCACGAGCAACGTCATGGTCGAAACGTTGCAGGCCTCGACGATTGAATTTCTGCAACCGTGGATGCAACCGTTTTATGAGTCCGCTGAGATTGGCATGGAGCGCGCGGTGTCGAACTACCGCAAGTTTGCTCCCGATGGCACCATCATCGCCATCGCTGGGCCCAACAACATCGCGCAGGCGCGTGAGTTTAGGGCGGGTGACCTGCCGCACGTTGACCGCATCTCCGTGCAGCAACAATCGCCTTTGGCGGCCACCGCCGCGGGCTTGGGTGCTCTGGCCGACAAGCTCATGCAGCGCGGGATGATCCCCAATGTCCAACTTCTGTTTGAATTCTTGGAAACCGGCCGCATCGAGTCGATGTACGAAAGCTCGCTCGCGCAGATTGAGCAAATCCGCGCCGAGAACGATGCCCTAAGAGAGGGCAAAATTGTCAAGGCCTGGCCTACGGATTTGAACCCGCTACACGTGGCCGAGCACGCGGCCATCATCGGTGACCAGGAACTGCGCTCGCGCGCCGATGACCTAGCGGACATGAGCTCCGAGGCGCAGCAGGCACGCGCGATTTTGAAAAACACCATGAATCATATCCTCGAGCACCTCGAGCTCGAGAAAACCACCGATCCGATGTTGCGCGCCATCATCGCCACCGGCCACGCGCCGGAGATGTTGCCAGCGGCGCAGGGACCGGCGCCTGAGGATGCGCAGGGGCCCATGCTGCCGGCCGAGGGAACGCCCGCTGAACCAATGCCTGCAGGAGGTGTGTGATGGCCTTTCAATTTCCACTGACCATGAGTTTATTGAATCGCAAATCCGACGCGCTCCTGAACCCGCAGGCCGCGGTTGGGCCTGCGCAGGGCCAGGGGCCGGGCGGTGGTGGCAGTTCACCCGCCAACCTCACCATTCCACAGGGCGGCGGCGCGGGTGGCCAGGGCGGGCAGCCCGGAGCTCCCGCAGCGCCAAAGACAGGCTTTCAGAACGCCAAGGCCATCATCGACCGCAACGCGGGGCAAATGGGTGATGACTTGGGGGATCTGGGACTCGGGATTGCGAGCTCGACGAAAAAAGCGCAGGAGGCGGCCAACAAGTACATCGGCGAGACGCAGTACAAGGACAAGGTGGATTACAACCGGGTGTCACAGGCACCCGACGATGCGGAGGCCTATGGCGAGGTCGCAAGCTTTCTCGCTGAGCCACCGCCAAACGTGGCCGAATGGGACTACGCGCCTGAGAAAACGGTTGATAGCTACGGCAAGGAATTGCAGGGATACAGCACCATGCTCGGTGGTGCCGAAAAGCTCAAGGAGCGCAACGCGGCCGCGGGCGACCCGTACACCGACAAGATGGCGCAAATCGACTCGACCTTGATGCAAAGCTCGCCCTTGTGGAAACAAAAGCTCATGGATCTGACCATGGGTGTGCAGAACTACGGCAACACTTTGGAAAGCGAAAAAGCGCGCACGCAATCCGCGCGTGAGGCCGCGCTCGCCGCGCACGAGGCCGAGCAGGCCGATATCAGGCGGCAGCTTGAGGGCATGGGCCAAGGGATCATGGGTGGTATCCAAGGACGCTTATCCGAGGAGCAGAAAAAGCGCCAAGCGGACGTCGAAAAACTGCGCGGCGATTTCATGGGCAAGGCCTCGGGCGCAATTGGCAAACAGATTGCCGGCGCTTTGCAGAAGTTTGACGATGACGCCGCCGCAGCACTCGCAAGCGCGCGCGCGGACGCGGGGCAATACTCGCCCGATGACCTGCGCGCCATCGAGCGCGAGTTTGCCAACATGCGCACCAAGCTCGCGCAGGATCTGCAAAGCAAATACTCGGCCGAAAAGTATGCGCGCTTTGACGCACCCGAGCTCGAGCTCTCGGACATCACCAGCGACGACGAGGCGCGGCGCTTTGCCAAGATCATGAGCTTGATTGACCCATCGCGCTCACTCATGCGCACAACCCCGCGCGGCGTGACCTCGAGTTGGGATCCCAATGAAACACAATCCGCCATCGACGATGACTTGGCCGCGGCGCTGGGTGGCATCAACCCCTACGTCGAGTCGCGCCGTGGCACCTGGGGCGGCGGTGGTGGGCCATCGCCCACGGGCGCGGGCGGGGCTAAGGGCAAGACCGATGAGGGATTGAACGATCCCAACGGCGACGATTGGAACCCATCGGATATGGACGTGCCCGACACTTCTGGTGAGTGGAAGGAGGCGGCCGAGGATGTGTTTTCGCCTAAGGCGCACATCGAAAACACCGTGGGTGGCGTGCAGGAGGCGGCCAAGGTGGGTGAGGCCATGTGGCCATGGCTCAAGGAGGGCGTGGAAACCATCACACCCTCAGCGGGTGAAGCCACGGCGATGCAGGGCAAGGCGCCCGGCATGGTGGCCGAGCGCTTGGACCCCAGCGGCGTGGTGGGCAAGGTCAATGACGCCGTGGTCAATCCTGCCATCGACAAGGTCGGCCAAGGCGTGGATTGGGCCGCCGATGCAATTGGCGACGCCATCTTTGGCGGCAACAACGAGTCAAGCGGACCTGGCAATGCTGCATACCAAAAAAGCAACGCCA